GGGGATCGTTCGCTCAATACATAAGTAGACTTGATCAAAGTGGAGCCCAAGATACTCTTCACTATGTAACTCATAATACAACAACAATACAACAAGGTATTACTTTAGCTGTTAACGATTATGAAATAACAGTTACTGACGCAGGGATATATCAGTTAACAAACACAACTCAGTGGCAAAGATCATCTGCAACATCAGATGTCGTTAGTTTATGGATTCAAGTAAATGGAGTAAACGTAGGATTTTCAACAAACTCTGTAAACCTAACAAATGACTTTAAATTCCCTCTACTCGCACAGTGGATATTAGATTTAAATGCATTAGATGTTATTACAATAGTATGGAGTTCAACAGCAGGTGTAGCAGAAATTAAGAAAAACTCAGCATTTATTAACCCAACAAGACCTATGACTCCATCAGTAAACACCCAAATTATTAAGATAGGACATTAATATTTATAACAAAACACATCTATGAACATCCCAATTTGGCCTGGCTCATCATCTTTCGATCCTAAAATCAACCCAACACCATATGGGTATTATGACGATGATTATGACTTTCAAAAATCAGCAGATCAGTTCGCTAGATTTGCTGCTCAAAACCTAGGATATCCTATAGTTGATGTTGAACTTCAAGATATTAACTTTTACAATGCTTTAGAAAGAGCTACAACGGTTTATGGTAATGAAGTATTTGCGTTTAAAATCAGAGACAATCAACTATCAATAGAGGGTGGCGACGCTCAAGTCGATTTATCTAATGCCGTAGTGACACCGTCAATGGCTGGTACTATTAGGGTTGCTCAACAATATGGAGCCGAAGCAGGTTCTGGTGGTAATCTAACTTACCATACAGGTAGTATAGTGATGGAGGCAAATAAACAAGATTATGATCTAAATGCTTGGGCTAAATCAAAAGGATTAGATAAAAAAGGTGGTATAGAGGTAAAACGAGTATTTTATGAATCACCACCAGCAATAACCCAATATTATGATCCATACTCAGGTACTGGATTTGGATTCCAAGCCATGTTTAACTCGTTTGGATTCGCTTCGATGTCACCTGCTACTAACTACTTAATGATGCCCTTATCGTTTGATTTACAAACCATACAAGCTATTGAGATGAACGAAACTGTTAGACGATCAAACTATTCGTTTGAGTTAGTAAATAATAGACTTAAAGTCTTCCCTATACCTGGTAAAAGAGCATTACTGCGTTTCGAATATATCATTAAAAATGATAGAATGGCTACAGCCGAAGCGGAAGCAGGAGATGTAGTAGCAAATAGAATAACATCAGTTGCTGATTCACCATATAGTAATCCTATATTCTCACGTATAAACTCTGTAGGTAGAGAATGGATTCAGGAATACGCCTTAGCTTTGGTTAAACAAGTATTAGGTAATATTAGAGGTAAATATGCTAACCTACCAATACCAGGAGCAGAAATAACTTTAAACGGATCTGAACTTATATCTCAAGGTACACAAGAAAAAGATGATTTGATAGTAAGACTAAGAGAATATTTAGAAAGTACATCAACACAAGCATTATTAGAAAGAAGGGCAGCAGAAGGACAATTCGTTCAAGATGAATTTTCTCAAGTACCCTATACAATTTACGTAGCATAATATGGCATTATTCGCAGGTCAGAGAGACGTATCCCTATTAAGAAACCTTAATAGAGAGATTATGGGTGATATAATCACTCAACAGGCATCATTTTATAGATATAAAACTGAGGAAACTAAAGTTAATATGTATGGAGAAGCAGCCGGTGAGAAGTTTTTCGATGGTCCCTTTATATTCAATTGTCTTATTAGTAGAAGAGATCAAGAATTTCCTGAAAGTGAACTTGGTGTAAACTTTAACCAAGGTATAACATATGCTTTCTTACGAGATGATTTAGTTGATTCTATGTATGTTCCTGAAGTTGGTGACATCGTATTATATCAAGAAGGATATTATGAAATCGATAATCTAACTGCTAACCAATATTTTGGAGGTAAAAACCCAGCATACCCAAACAACCAAAACCCACTAAATCCGGGATTAGAGAAGTTTGGTAATAGTGTATCTATTATAGCAGATACTCACTATGTGCCAAGCGATAAACTTAATATTTCTCCTTACAGAGAACGTATGTAACTATGGGAAACAGTAGCAACACGGGTTTAACACCCTCACAAATATTTGAAAGATCATACAATGCCGCTCAAGGTAAAACACCTGCTATACCTAATGTACCTGTATCTAAACGTAATCTAAAACCACGTCCTAAAACACAGGTTGAACTATCTAGAGATGATCAAGAACCATATGACTTAACTAAGTTAGGTAACCCAAATCAACCTGCTAATAATAACGAACAACAAACTGGTATTGATTTTAATAGATCATCTAAACTATCAGTTAAAAACGATGCGACTAAACCATTTAAAGTTGGTTTACAAGACGTTGATGAAGCAGTATTTTATTACTTTAATAACGTAATACAACCTTTTGTATACCAAAACGGAGGACGTTTACCCGTACCTATAATATATGCCTCTCCTGAACGATGGAAATCAGCTCAAAAAGATGGTTATTATAGAGATAAAGGTGGCGCCATTATGTTACCCCTAATAGTAGCACAACGTAACTCAATAGAAAAAGATAGATCAGTAACTGCTAAGATAGATTCTAACAGTCCTCATCTATATTATAGTCTAAATAAGGGATACAATAGTAAAAACTCATATAGCAACTTTGATTTAATCAATAATCGTAAACCAGTACAACAAACACAAGCTATTGTAGTTGGTGATTACGTAACAATAGATTATAGTTGTATCATGCAGACGTATTATATGGAACAACTAAACGCTTTGATTGAAGCGATGGAATATGCCTCAGATTCATATTGGGGTGATCCAGAACGTTTTAAGTTTAGATGTTATATTGATTCGTTTCAAACCGAAGCACAACTAACAGATGGTCAAGAACGATTAGTTAGAGGATCATTTAATATTAGATTAAAAGGACAACTAATACCTGAAGTATTACAAAAAGATGTTACAGCCTTAAAAGCATATAACTCATCTGCTCAAGTAGTAATAACACAAGAGACAGTACATGGGTTTGATTGTAAAGGAAACGTTATTATATTATAGTATAATCACTAAATAGATAAAATGGAAAATAAGTTATTAGATAAAGAAGAGTTACAAACATTAAAAGATTTTAGAGTTAAAGAAGAAAATATTATATTATCTTTTGGGCAGTTAGGATACCAACGAGCGCAGTTAGATGAACAAGAAGATGATCTTTTAGATTTTAAGAAAAAATTTAATAAAGAACGTTCTGATTTTGCTACATCCCTTACTACAAAATATGGAGATGGAACCATAAATATAGAGACTGGTGAAATAACACCAACCAAATAGGTTTTTGAAAAAGGTTTTAGTATTTATAACAAACGAATAATACTAATAAACACATTAAAATGGCAGAAACATTATTATCACCTGGAGTACTTGCTAGAGAGAATGACTCATCACAAGTATCACAAGGAACAGTAACCGTTGGTGCCGCTATTATTGGACCATCTGTTAAAGGACCTGTAGAAATTCCAACTACCGTTACTTCATATTCACAGTATAAGTCAATATTTGGTGGGGCTGTACAAAGTGGTTCAGATAGCTACAATTATTTGACGGGAGTTTCCGTTTACAACTACTTTCAAAACGGAGGTGAATCAGTATTGGTTACTAGAGTAACTAGTGGTTCTTTCAGTTCTGCTGCATCAACACCTATCGTTAATGGTATATCAGCAACATCTAGTTCATTTACACTAGAAACACTATCTGAAGGTACTATTATGAACAACTCAGGTTCAGAATCAAAAGGAGCTTTAACATTAGGTACAACGGATAACGTTCGTTGGGAAGTAGCAAATGTTAATACAGCATCAGGACAATTTAGTTTACTAGTTCGTCAAGGAAATGACAATACTAGAGACAAAACAATATTAGAAACTTGGACAAACTTATCATTAGACCCAAAAGCTGAAAACTATATTGAATCAGTAATAGGTAACTCTAAAAAAGTAGTACTTAATGATGGTGGAACATACTACGTTCAAAACCAAGGTACATACAATAACAAATCAAGATATATTAGAGTTAAAAGTGTAACAACTAAAACTCCAGATTATTTTGATAATAATGGAACAGCTAAAACAGCTTTCACATCATCTTTACCTATAGTAGGTTCAGGTTCATTTACAAGCGCCTTAGGAGGTTTATTTAATACAGCAAGTGCTGCTAACTTCTACGAAAACGTATCAACATCAGATATCCAAGGACTAACAGCTGCAGATTATACAACAGCAGTTCAGTTAATGGCTAATAAAGATGAATACGCTTATAACTCAATATCAGTACCAGGAGTAACATCACAAAATGGTGCCTCTGTCGTTACATCAGTAGCTAATAACTCAGTAAATAGAGGTGATAGTATCTCTATTATAGATTTAGTTAACTATGCTGCAAACGTAGGTACAGTAACTAATCAAGCCGCTGCTTTCGATTCTAGTTATGCTGCTGCATACTGGCCATGGTGTCAAACAATCGATCCTGAAACAGGAAGACAAGTTTGGGTACCAGCATCAGTTATGATTCCAGGAGTATATGCTTATACAGACGCATCAGCAGACGCATGGTTTGCACCTGCAGGTTTGACAAGAGGAGCTTTAGGAACTGTTATTAGAGCAGAACGTAAACTACCTTCATCTACAAGAGATACACTATATGGAGCAAATGTTAATCCAATCGCAACTTTCCCAAATAGTGGAGTAGTAGTATTTGGACAGAAAACACTACAAAAACGTGCTTCTGCTTTAGATAGAGTAAACGTTCGTAGATTGTTAATAGCTGTTAAAACATATGTTTCTCAAATAGCAGATACTTTAGTATTCGAACAAAACTCAGCTTCAACAAGAAACAACTTCTTAACACAAGTTAACCCATACTTAGAATCAGTACAACAACGTCAAGGTTTGTATGCTTTTAAGACAGTGATGGATGAGTCAAATAACGGACCAGATGTAGTAGATAGAAACCAACTAGTTGGTCAAATCTTCCTACAACCAACCAAAACTACTGAATTCGTATTGTTAGACTTCAATGTTACACCAACTGGAGCTACTTTCGAATAAAAAACAAAGAACCAAATATTTATAATAAAATAAAAACACAAAATGGCGATACTCGATACTAACGAAATGTTCTTTACGGCTTTTGAACCGAAACAACAGAACAGGTACATGATGCTGATTGACGGTTTTCCATCTTA